TTACACGATTTTGTTTAAAATTTTAACAGCACGCTCTTCTTCACGAGGATATAAATGCGAATATGTATTCCAAGTTATTTCAACATTTGAATGACCTAAACGGCGAGAGATTTCCTGAATGTTGATTCCTTCATTGGCAAGTAAAGAAGCGTGAGAATGTCTGAAATCATGTATGCGTATTGTTTTGATACCAGCAAGCTGGGCAAATTTAATATTCCTCTTTTGAATTGTTGAATCTCTCAGCGGCTTATCGGCACCACAGATATAATTTTCTTCGGAAAATCCGTCAAACATCTTACAACGCTCTTTATGCTCATTTAATATATCAATTAACGGTTTTGGAAGTTGTAGGGTACGAATTGAAGTTTTATTTTTGGGAGGAGTTATTCTATCACCGCCCTTAAGCTTTTGAGCAATACTGCGTTTGACAGAAATATATTCTCCGTCAATATCTGACCATCTTAAACCGTGTATTTCACCTTTACGCATACCTGTATAAAAAGCTATTGCAAAAAATACATAATAATTCCACTCAAAATAGTTTCCGGCTTTTTCAGCCGCCTCAGCGTTTCGCTTAGCTACATTTATAAAAGCCTTAAATTCATCAACTGTGTAATAATCCATTTCTTTCTTTTTTATAACAGTTCCACTTTTGAAATTTCCAAGCTTAATCAATAGATTATTAGGTATATATTCAAGTTTGACAGCATAATTTAGCAACGCACGAAATTCTTTATAAATATTTTGATTCATAGTTAAGGATAAGTTTTTCTCGGAAATTTCGTTTTTCCAGCTTTGCAGAATTTTTAGATTGAGTTTATTTATCTTGTAATTTCCCAGTGAATCAATAACATGTCTTTGCAATATGCGTTTACTTTTGTCGAGAGAGGTTTCTCGAATCTCGTGTTGCTTGGCTTCAAGATATTCATTGAAAAGCTCCTCGAGCGTCATATTGCCACTGCTAACTACTTCGTGTTTATCTGCTTGCAGTTGCCTTTCAAGCTCTTTAGCTTCATCTAAGCCATAAACAACTCTGTCTGTTTGTTTTGCATTACCAAAGCTGTCTATATAGTTTATTCTTACACGATACTTTTGTTTACCGTTTTTCTTCCCTTCCATTTTGTAGATTGGCATATTAACACTCCTTTTCTTAAAAAAGGGTGCAAAAATCCCTTGTAAACTTCACTTGAAAAATTTACAAGGGTATGATACAATATTTTTGCATTTGAAATGTATCATTGCACCCGTTGTAATGGTTTCCGCTCTCGCCGATTGCCGTCGGTGGGAGCGGTTTTTTTATATCGTACAAAGAAATATATTTACAAGCAGTAAACCAACAGTAACTAATGCAAAAATCAAATAAGTCCACCATTTTCTTTTTTTATTTATAAAAATCAAAATAATGCCCATCAACACGGATATAGCAAAAGCAATAGTTAAGTTGAGCGACAATATCTCTATTTTTGAAAAATTTTGAGATTTAAAAGCTTCAAAATTAATTGTTATTAAGGTGAATATCGTTGCTATAATGCCCATAAAAGTCAATACATTGGCATAAATAGTATTAGCTTTATCCTCCAAGTCCTTTTCGGCTTTTTCAATAATTTTTATTTCTTTTTTATATTCACTCTCATAGTTTCCTAAGCCTCTGAATTTAATTTCATCATTAAAAGAAGCATCTTGTCTATTTGAATATGTAGTGTTGGGTATATTGTCCAGTTGATAAAATAATATTTGAGCAATTTTTTTACCTTTAGAAATAGTAATTTCGTTGCTCGATATATTAATCACCCTTAAAAATCACCTTGTTCTATGCCCAGGCTGATAAATCGGTGCTGATACAACAAGTCCTTCTCTCATAACTGAATTTTTTTCGCTAACTATCCCTAAGTAATTATCAGGAATTTTTACAATCTCTTTGGTAGAAACAAATACGGTTTGATTTGGTTCTACTACATAGCCATTATAAGAATCATGCTCTGTAGTATTTACAATTACCTCGTCAAGCGTTAAATCGTAAGAAATTGCTCCTACATTGGTTTCATCATAATTTTCTGCAATAAGTTCTTTGTTAGAACACTTTTCTGCAATCTGTTTATCAACAATAAACATTGTAAAAACACTCCTTTAGTTATTTACAAATTATCAAAGAAAGATTATATGCTAATTATAGCCGTTCTGCATAAATAAGCAAGAGCTTCTATTGTTTTTAGGCTGTTTTTTTTTATTGCTTATTTTCTTTTATAAAACTATCGAACTGTTCACGCACTTTTCTTTCAAGCGGATGAAGATAATACTTGTTTCGAGCTTCAAGCACTTGCATACGCTCTGCACGCTTCTCAGCCGCTGGCATAGATATATTACATAGTTTTGCTATCTGCTCAGGCGACAAGGCTTGTAGCTCGTGTAAGACGCACGCAGGGGCTAATAAATCTCTGGCAAATACATTCGCTGAGCTTTCTAAATCATCTCGTATGGCAAATGTTCTATAAACTGGAGTGTTTATCAACAAGTGTCCTAAAAAGATGTGACCGAGTTCGTGCGATATTGTAAATCGGCAACGATATGACGGCTCTGTATCACGATAGACAATTTCAAAAAAGCCATTATGAAGTATTGTTTTACCGCTTTCGCCCTCTTCGAGCATATGCACATCACTATCTTTAAACAATCTAATGTTTTCAGATTTCTTGATAATGTCGGTTACTATAACAGGTAATTTATTAACATTAAAATCTAAAATGCATTGCCAAGACGCATTTCGTGCATCTTTATATTTTCCATAATCCAAACTTATCACCTCATAGGATATTATGTCCTATGAGGTCTTTTTTATTTAAAGTTCTTCATCACTCTGAGGAGCAATATCGAATATTTCTAATTCTTTTGCTGTAACTTGTCTTTCAGTTAAAGATTTTCTATTATCATTCGTTCTTGCTACCTCGGCTATTGTAATAGTATCTGAATACTTTCCACTTGCTACTAAATCATCTGAATATTCTAATAACTTATTTTTTCCAGTGTTATTCAAACTTTCATAATTATGTAATAGCTTTTGCTTATCGTCATTGCTCTTATCAGTGCTTGTAATAGTAATTTGGGGATTATTATAATATTCTGTTTCATCATCCAAATCATCTAATGTATATCCTAAACAATGAACAATTAATCTTACGCTTGATAAAAAAGGTTCTTTCGTTTGTCCAGCAAATAACTTATCAATAGTACTTTTAGGTATACCTGTGCATTCAGAAATTTCTTTAGAAGTTTTTTTGGATTGCTTTTTCATTTCTTTTAATCTGTCTAGCCACATTTTTTTCACCTCTGAATTTATAATATTACATTTTATTTTCGATGTCAATAAAAAATTTCCGATTTCAGCAATTTTTTCTAAAAAACTATTGACTTTTGCGGAAGTCGGATATATAATACAATTACCGATTGCGGAAGTCGGCAATAAATATAAGGAGGTGTTATATTATGAAAAATTTGCTTGCCGAAATGGCTAGGTATGGAGTGTCGAGATATGATATCCAAAAACTGTTAGGGTGTTCTGAAGCAACAGTAAGAAACAAACTTTCAGGAGAATCAGAGTTCACAGTACCTGAAGCTCTTAAAATCAGAAATTCATATTTTATTGGTTTTCGAGTAGAATATCTTTTCGCCAAAGATGAACAAGTGACAGCTTAGCTCATAACAGCTTTGGACACAGTGAGAGGGGGTGAGGAAATGTCAGGAATGCCAAGGGTTCCTAATTATGCACCTGCTACAGCTTTAATAATTTACTATTCACATAATGAGATAGGTAACAAGGAGATTAGACAGCTATTTGGTTCTCAGCTATCTCCGAATACGATAGTTAGGCTGAAAAACCTCGCACGAGAGAAAATGCAGGAGGATAGCAGGCTTGCGTTTCGTCCTAATGTAGTTAATACAAAATCGGCATACAAGGCTTGGGGAATAGATATAATCGAGGTCGAAGAAGGCTTTAAAAAGTTGCAGAAGCTCAAACTTGTTGGTGCCACGCAATGAAAGGAGGTGATAAAAATGAGCTATATAAAAGCCCGAACTGAAAACGGCGTGAGGCTTGAGGCTCCGCTTAGCTCAAAAGCTGATTATCAACGAGTGATAAGGTTTTTAGAGCAAGAAATGGCAATGTTAAATCAGCCGAACACAAAAGCAAAGAAGCAAATGATTCCCAAGTCGAGAGGAGGCAATGAGAATTGCGAGGCATAGTAATAGTAATTGGCGGAATAGCTCACACAATCCCTGAATGGGCAGAAATATCTGGTGTAGGACCTAAAACGATTTCACGCCGCATAGATAGGGGATTTAATGGTGCTGAAATAATCGCACCAACAGAGCATCTACTCAGAAAAAGAGCAATGATTCACGAAGTTTGGAAAGGTGGTAATTTTATATGGATAAAAGAATAAAAAAAGTCCGCCCTCAGAGCTGCAACTCCGAGAGCGGAAAAAGAAAAACATTTACTGTTAAAAGTGTAGCAGAAACACCACACAAAGTCAAGTGCGTGGTTGCAACTAAAGAGCTGAATGCTTATCAAAAATCTGTTATCAGAAGAATTTACTATGCAAGCCACGAAAGACACAGCCTTGTGTCTAATCTCAAGAATCTTTCGTTTTGTACATATAGCGTTGCTCTGAGATATTTGAAAGAGCGTGGACTTATTGATAATGAAGACTATTACAGTCTGATGACGGAAGTATAAGGATGTCAGAATTAATTATCAGCGAACAGCATAGACAAGCTGTTGAACTTCATCAAAAGATTATGATAAGTGCAAATCTTGCACAGCAGAATCTTTTTGAGATGTGCACAGGGTTAAAAACTATGCGTGATAACAAGCTTCATAAAGAGCTTGGTTACTCGAATTTTGAGGATTACTGCGAGAATGAAATAGGTTTTTCAGCAAGAAATGCAAGAAATTACATATCGATTGTTGAACGAGTAAGTATAGAAAATGGGAAATCAATTTCCCATTTAGGAATAACAAGGAGGAATTAAACAAATGGTTGATATTATCGTGAGCCAACAGCACCAAGAGGCTGTTGAGACACACCAGCGGATTATCACATCCGCAAACCTTAATAAAAAAAGTGCCTGCGGCACAGCAACTGCCACAAGCACAATGAATAATAAAACCGACTTAATTATATTCTCTGTGGCGGGAAAAATCAAGTCGTGCAGTGGAAAAAGTCTGAAAGATCGAAAGGCTAAAGTCATTTTTGAACCTGTAAAGAAAATGCTCAGTGAGTTTACAGAACAAAATGAGGAATTTGCAAGAGCTGTTTTTGCAATTAAAGATTTAGAAAAGCTGATAGACGAAGTAGGAAAAGCACTGCCGGAAGCTATATCTGACTTTGAAGTATATCAGGAGGTTGTCGAGAAAATTTTTCCGGGAGCAAAGATTACATTTTCAATGCAGATACATATGTCTGAGTATGAATTGGAACAGCCGGAAAAACAGGAAATGCAGCCTGTCACTCTATCTTTGAATAATCTTATTGATTGGTAGGCGTGATTGCACATGATTAATAATTGTGAAAGATTGCTCAAGGATATTCCTGAGCTGACAGCTGAACACGAACAGCAAGTTGAACAATATTTTCCGCAGTATGCTTTTTACGAAAATGAAAGCAAGAAATCTTGTGATTACTTTTGTACAAGTTGCCATTGCTGGCATCTTAATGAGCCGTTTAGGCTTGCACATAATCAAATTCACATATGTTACCATTGTGGGGAGACCGTAAAAGCAAAGGCGCTTCACTATGGCAGAAAAAATCTTGAAACAAGTCGTAAAATTGGTTTTTGTTTCGCTGTTGGCGACAGGCTATATATCAGATTTGTTACTGTCTATCAACAGTTTTGTTCTTGTGATTTGTACAATGAAAATCCTACACAGATATTGCCTCAGTACTTTTTTACAAATGAGTATTTATATATCTACGAACAGCACGCAATGCAAAGATTTGCATATAGCTGGTACGATAAATCATTTTATCCGCTGAAGACAGACGGAATTATTCCTTCTGCTTCACAGGGTTTAGCGTGGTATTGGGGTCCGCCAGAAAAAACCTTGTATTCAAGCTGGGATTCAACCATACTTTTAAATATTGATGTAATAGCTGATACGGATCTTAGATATTCGTGTGCGGATGAGCTTTCAGATAGGTACACAGTTCACAAAATCTTAAAGTGGCTTAATTTATATGTCCGACACAACAATGCAGAGTATTTGATTAAAGGCGGATTTGATAGGATTGCAGACCTATTGATGAACGGTCAGCTAAAGCTAAACAAAATCCATTGGAAAGAAAACAATCTGCTTAAAATGCTCGGGTGTCGCAAGACGGATATACACAGCTTTGCCGAATATGACACAAACGAAATTGAGCTTTACCGCAACATTATTAAAGAAGAACCGAACATTCAGAACGCAAGCGGTTTTATAAGCAGTCTGTCAAAGCTTGGGATTTTTGCCGTTAACGAAATTCACGATGCCGGTGTTAAATACAGGCAGATTTTGAAGTACGGCAAGAATCATCAGAGAGTAATGCTGTGGAAGGATTATCTCGACAACTGCAAAAGACTTCCCGAGGGAATTGAAGAGCTGATGCCTGCTCATCTTGAACAGGCTCACGACAGAGCCGTAGAAAAGGTTGCTTATTACACAAATAAGGCTGAAGCGGAAATGATAGCTAAGAGGGCAAAAACTCTTAAGCCTCTGTTGATGAACACGCAAAATCTTGTAATGCTTGCGCCTGAAACAGGCGAAGAAATTATTTCAGAGGGAAAAATTCTTAAGCATTGTGTCGGCGGATATGTAAACCGTCACGCAAGAGGTGACACAGTAATCCTGTTTATTCGGCATAAAGCGTCACCGTCAATTCCTTACTTCACGATTGAAGTAAATCCCAAAAGCCTGACGATAGTGCAATGTCACGGCTACAAAAACGAACGAGAGTCGAATTATAAAAAGCCACCCGAAATTGTTGAATTTGAACAGCAATATACTAAATTTTTGGAGGATATAAAAAATGTCAGAAATAACAGTAAGCGAACAGCATAAGCAAGCAATAGAGCTGCATCAGAAAATTCTTGTAAGTGCAAACCTTGCACAGCAAAACATATGGGATATGTGCAACGGACTCAAGACTATGCGTGACAACAAGCTGTACAAGGAGCTTGGCTACACGAATTTTGAGGAGTACTGCGAGAATGAAGTAGGTATGAAACGCAGTAACGCATATAACTATATTTCTATTGTAGAAAAAATAAATCCTGAAAATGTCCAAACATTTGGACAAATTAGCAGAAGTAAGTTAATGTTGCTCGCTACCATAAGCGAACCCGAGCAGGCGGAAATCTTTGAAAAAGTAAATCTCGAAAGTACAACAGTAAAACAACTTAAAGCGGAGATAGAGAAATTAAAGAGTGAAAAGGCGTCAAAGCAGATTGAGCTTTCAGAAGCAAAAAGAAATGCATCGAGTGCACAAGTACGCTTACACGAAACAAGCGTTGAACTTGAAAGAAAATGCAAAAAATGTGAAGAATTGTCAGATAGACTTGACGATGCCAACGAGCAGATAAAAGAACTCGAAAACCGTCCGATTGAGGTTGCAGTACAAGAATCGAGCGATAATGAACGCAGATTGCAAGAAACAATCAAAGCACTTGAACAAAATAACATCAAACACTACGATGAACTTGAAAAGCAATATCGAGAAGATGAACAAGCTGTTCGTCAAATGCTTGAGAAAGAAAAGCAAGAGGCACTTCTAAAGCAAAGAGAGGAATATGAAGAAAAATTGAACAGCTTGCAGGCAGATAATAATGAGGGCGATGATAAGGATATTTTCAAGGCGTATTTTTCAATAGCTTATGACAGTTTTAATCGTATGCTTGAATTTGCAAAACATTCAAAAGATAAGGATTTTTTTAAAAGTAAGGTTAAAAATCTTATTGAAGCCCTTACAACACAGAATAGCAATCTTTAAGGAGGATAATATGAAACTTTACGAACTTACCGAGATGTTCTCGGATTTGTTTAATCAGTTTGACTCAATAAACGAATGGGAACCCGACACCAACGCAGACGGAATTCCTATTGATGATGACGGCAATATCATTAAAAATGTTGATGCCTACCGCAATGAAATGTTGACAGCTTGGTTTGATACACTTGAAGGTATCGAGGGCGAATTTGATGAAAAAGTCGAAAATATAGCAGTCTATATAAAACAGCTCACTGCCGAAGCGAAAACACTTAAAGCGGAAAAAGCTGCCATAGCAAAAAGGCAGTCGCAAAAAGAAAAATCAGTCGAAAGCCTTAAAACATATCTTCTTAATTCAATGAAGGCTATTAATCGTGAAAAGATTGATATGCCGAAAGCTATTGTTAGTATAAAATCTAACGCTCCAAGTCTTATTGTTGATGATGAAATAGGTTTTATCAAGTGGGCACAAAAAAATAATGATGAACTGCTTAAATATAGTATGCCTGAAATTCGTAAGAATGATGTTAAGACTTTGTGTAAAAACGGTGAAAATGTACCATTTGTACATATGGAAAAGAAAGTATCTTTGACTATTAAATGAGGTGTTATTTATGGGACTACCAGTATTGATTTTAGGATTTTCGGGAAGTGGCAAATCTGCTTCACTTAGAAACTTTGGAGCTGATGAATTGGCACTTGTTAATGTAAATGGCAAGTCACTTCCTTTTAGAACACAGTTTTCATCTACACTAAATTCTGATAATTATGAGAAAATAGAAAGTTTTATAAATCATCAGAATCATAAATCTATTGCAGTTGACGATGCACAATATCTTATGGCTAATGAGTATATGAGAAGAGCTAAAGAAACAGGCTTTCAAAAGTTCACCGATATTGGCAAAAATTTTTGGTCGCTTGTAAAAATGGTTGAAAATTTACCTTCGGACACAATAGTTTATTTTTTGAGTCACATTGAAACTGATGATAATGGCAGGCAAAAGGCTAAAACAATTGGTAAGCTACTTGACGAAAAAATTTCTGTTGAAGGTATGTTCACAACAGTGCTAAAAACTGTCGTTGTTGATGGAAATTATCTTTTTGCTACACAAACGGACGGTAACGATACCTGTAAAAGTCCAATAGGGCTTTTTGATACAATGTATATATCAAATGATTTGAAAATTGTTGATGAGGCTTTGAGGACCTATTATTCAATGCAGCCAGAACAATGTTGTGATAATTGCAAACGAGCTATTCTTTCAGATGGTAAACGCACAGTTCAGCAGATTATTGATGGTACAACTAAAAACTATGGTAAAAAGTTGTGTATGCATTGTGTAGCAAAGCTTATAAAACAAAGAAAGGAAGCTAATAATGCAACTTCGACCGTATCAGAATGACCTTGTTGAACAGGTCAGACAGGCTTGGCGAGAAGGTTACAAATCCCCTTGCATAGTCCTCGGGTGCGGTGGTGGCAAGTCCTGCATAGTTGCAGAAATTGCAAGACGAACCACTTGGAACGGAAAACGAGTACTGTTTCTCGTTCACAGGGGAGAACTTGTTGAGCAAATCTTCCGCACGTTTGTTCGCTGGGGTGTGCTTATGGATTTATGTCAGATTGGTATGGTACAAACCTTCACACGCAGGCTTAAAAAACTTCCTAAGCCTGCGTTAATCATTACGGACGAAAATCATCACAGCCTTGCACAAAGCTACAAACGCATTTATGAATATTTTTCAGATGTTCCGAGGGTCGGAGTAACCGCAACACCTTGCCGTCTAAACGGTGATGGCTTGGGTGATGTCAATGACAAGCTGATTGTAGGAGTAAGTACCAAGTGGCTCATTGAGCATAACTGCCTTGCCCCATATGATTACTATGCTCCGAGTGTTGCCGACCTTACGGGTTTACATACAAGAATGGGCGAATATGTCGCCTCCGAGATAGAAAAAGCAATGACTAAAAATACAGTTTTCGGAGATGTAATCAAGTATTACAGACAGCTTGCAGACGGCAAAAAAGCGGTGTGCTATTGTTCAACTGTCAAACACAGTATGGCAACCGCACAGGCATTTTGCGAAGCGGGTATATCCGCAAGGCATATTGACGGAGCAACTCCAAAGGCGCAGAGAGAACAGATTATAAACGAGTTTCGCAGCGGCAAAATTACAATCCTCTGCAATGTGGATTTGATTTCAGAGGGCTTTGATGTACCCGACTGCGAATGTACAATTCTACTACGACCTACTCACAGTCTTACGCTTTACATTCAGCAATCAATGCGGTGTATGAGATACAAAGAGGGTAAAAGAGCAATCATAATTGACCATGTGGGTAACTACGCAAGACACGGTATGCCAGATGATGACCGTAAATGGACGCTTGAAAAGCATAAGAAGCAAAATATAAAAAAAGTTGAAAAAGAGCAAAGCGAAAAGGTTAGACAATGCCCCGAGTGTTTTTTTACATTCTCTGCACCGCCGGCGGGGCAGAAAGCCGTGTGTCCACATTGTGGATATGTTTTTCCAGTAATTGAGAGAGAAGTTGAAGTAGATAAAACTGCAGAACTTATTAAAGTTGAAGGTTTCAAACTTGATTTTTCAACACCTGACGACTGCCATAGCTATGAAGAATTACTTACTTATGCTAGAAGTCATGGGTATAAAACAGGCTGGGCATATTACCAGGCAAGAAAGAGGGGAATGATAGCTTGACAGAAGAACACTCAATTCAAAATAAAATCCGTCTTGCAGTAGCTCCTTACTGCGATATTTTCAGAATCAATGTAGGACAAGGTTTTACAAAAGATGGTAGATATTTCAGTACAGGGGTTCCACCAGGATTTTCTGACTTATTCGGTGTCAGAAAATCAGACGGCAAAGCGGTTTTTATTGAGGTTAAGACACCAAAAGGTAAGCCAACTGAGAAACAAGTAAGATTTATACAGATGATGAAACTTAACGGTGCTATTGCAGGAATATGTAGAAGTGCCGATGAAGCAATTAAATTAATATTGGAGGAATTATAAATGGGATTCAGAGCAAATCAGAGTGAGGCAATACAGCAGAGTACAATTAAACCAGAGGGCGATTACGAGTGCTTAATAATTGATATTGACGAATATACAACAAAAAATGGTTCAACAGGTCTTCATATAAAGATGGTAATAAGAAATGATATTGACCAAACCTACAAAAATGGATATATATTTCATACCTTGTGGAAACGCAAAGAGCCAACAGAAGCAGATAATCAGGTTAAAGGTTATAGCTTTGGTCAAGTTATGGCACTGGGAAAAGCAGCGGGACTTCCTGATGGTAAAGATTATGATAGCCTTGAGCAATTCTGTGATGAGCTTATCAAAAAGCCTATGCGTGTAACTCTCAAACATGAAGAGTACAACGGTAAGACTCAAGAAAGAGTTAGCTGGTTTAATTCTACAAAATTTCCTGATGTGAAGCACATTTTTAAACAGTCGGGAAGTTCAACAACAGCTTATGCACAGACACAGCAATCTTATGCCACACCTGCTCAAACAGTAAATCAGCATTTTGCTGAAACTACTATTGATGATGATTTGCCGTTTTAAAGTGACTGTAAGGACTGCACTAAGGAGGTAGTAAAAAATGGGATTTAAAAATGATACATATAGTGCAGTTCCGCACGAACTCAAAGCATTCAAAAATTGGGTGTGTTGGCAAGCTTATCCTGATGAAAAGTCGCACAGTGGAATTTCAAAGAAGCCCGTCAATCCAAAGACGGGCGGACTTGCTATGTCGAATAATCCTGACACTTGGTCGGATTTTGATACTGCTGTCAGAATTTCAACCAAATATTCGGGCATAGGTTTTATGTTTTCAAACTCTCCGTTTTTTGGAGTTGACCTTGATGATATGCCGAAGGATATTGAGGATTATAAAAATGGTGGAACAGATAACATTATCAATGAATTTGTAAACACTCTTCAAAGCTATGCTGAATTTTCTCAAAGCGGAACAGGCATTCATATTATATGCAAGGGTTCATTGCCAGAAGGCAGAAGAAAAGCAAAGAATGATTTAGGCGGTTTTGAAATGTACGAAAGCGGAAGGTTCTTTGTTGTTACTGGCAATTATTGCTCTGAATATGCAGATGTAAATGATTGCACTGAGAGCGTCAAGCCTTTACATTCAAAGTATCTCGGAAAGGCAATAGAGCCACAGCCGAAGAACCGCAGCACTGAAGTTAATCTTAATCTTAATACAGTCGATGATATAGTCAAAGCCGCCTGTAATGCAAAAAACGGTAATCTCTTTCGTGCGTTATATAGTGGTGACTATTCTGCCTATGCTTCTCATAGTGAGGCTGATATGGCTTTCTGTAATATGCTTGCATTTTGGTGTGGCTGCGATGTTGATAAGATGGATTCTATCTTTCGTCAATCGGGTCTTATGCGTGAAAAATGGGATAGGAAACAGTCAGGTACTACATATGGAGTAATCACTCTACAAAAGGCTATTTCAAATTGCAGTCAGACTTACAACCCAAAACAGCACAACGATTATTCGATTTCAATCGGTGGCGGCAAGGTTATACAGACTGTTGACGAAGAAAAAATGCGTGCATATTCCTTTGATGATATGGGCAACGCAGAGCGATTTGTTGACTTATTCGGCGAGAATGTTCGTTACTGCTATACAGAGAAAAAATGGTATTACTACAACTCAATGAATTGGTGCATTGATAATATCGGCGTAGTGCTGAGAATGGCAGACAAGAGTGTTGAATCTATGAAAGCAGAAGCAAAACTGTATATACAGGCTGATGAAGAAAGCGGTGGAGATATGTCAAAGGCTTTTGAAAAGCATATGAAAGCAAGCCGTTCTAATAAATCTAAAAAGGCGATGCTCAATGAAGTTGAGCATCATGTACCAGTACTTCCAGCACAAATGGATAAGTATCGTATGGCTCTGAATACACCAAGCGGAATTATCAATCTCAAGACTGGAGAAGTGAAGGCACACAATTCGGAGTATTATTTTACGAAGATAACTTCCGTTGATTGCTCCGAAACGGCAGAATGCCCTCGCTGGCTTGCATTTCTTGATGATATTTTTGCAGGTGATAAGGATTTAATACGATATATTCAAAAAGCAGTAGGCTATAGCCTGACGGGTTCAACATCAGAACAGTGTGCGTTCTTTCTTTATGGTACAGGTAGAAACGGCAAATCAACATTTATTGATGTTATTCGAGATGTTTTCGGTGACTATGCAGCAAACATTCAGCCGGAAACAATTATGGTGAGAAATTCTCAAAGCAGTGCTATAAATAGCGATATTGCACGATTAAAAGGTGCAAGACTTGTAACATCAGTTGAACCGAATGAGGGAGTACGCATAAACGAAGGACTCCTCAAACAGCTTACAGGTGATGATATTGTAACAGCTCGAAAGCTATATAGTGAGGAATTTGAGTTCAAGCCTGAGTTTAAATTATGGATGGCTACGAACCACAAACCGATTATCAGAGGTACGGATACAGGCATATGGCGAAGAATACATTTGATACCGTTTAATGTACAGATTCCAGAGAATAAAGTAGATAAAAACCTTACACACAAGCTTAAAGCAGAAATGACAGCAATATTCAAATGGTGTATTGACGGTTGTTTGCTTTGGCAAAAGGAGGGCTTGAATATGCCCTCTGCTGTCCTTGAGAGTGTGAGGGAGTATCGGAGAGAAATGGATGTAATTTCAGCGTTTATTGAAGATAGATGTGTGCTTGAGGGTTCAGTACAGGCAAGTGCCTTATATGCCGCATATGTAAGCTGGGCAGAGTGCAATAACGAATATTGTATGTCAAATACTAAATTCAGTACTGAAATTGCAAAACGATTTGATAAGGTAAGAGGAAGAAATTGTAATTATTACAATGGACTTTCCCTTCCTTCTGAATATTAGTGTGGAGACTTGTGGAGGGTTTGAGGGTTTTTCTAACCTTTCGCATAAGAAAAATAAAAAATATATAATATATATAGGTTCTTTAAAAACGCTCCAAACCCTCCACAACCTTCCACAGGAGGTATTATGGAAAAATATGATTTTAAAAATTTGCAGGTTTTTGAACAGCTTGAAGATAAAGCGATTGATGGTCAGCTTGATTATTCAAATTTCCCTTCTGCTGAGTATAAATATTTTTCAAAGCTTGCTAAACTCGGATACAATAACAGGCATAAAGGCTGGGATATAAAAATCTGCCTTGAATTACAGGAAAAATTCAAAACAGAGTACAACCGAGAAAAACAGCAGGCGGATGAATATTTAAATTTATCTAAGAGAATTCAAAAAAACATTATGAAATCTTCTGAACTTGTCAATCAGATGTATAAGCAGGCTAAAGATAAAGACGAAATTCTATTGCTTGCTTTGCAAACAATAGAATGCTTAACCAACGAAGGCGGTTTTGTTAAGAGAATAAGCCAAAAAATAAACTTAGTAGAATCTCAATAAGGAGAAATTAAAGTGAAAGACAATGTTATTTGAAAGTAAGGATGGTAAATAATGACACTTGATGAATTAAAAACTGAAATATCTGAACGCATATCAGATAAGAACGAAGACCTTGAAGAATATACAAACCGCAAAGGTCGCAAGGGCAGGGAATTTTACATAGGCGAAGGTATGCTGATTGCATACAGAATAATAGCCGATTACCTTGACGATTTGGAAGTAATAACTTGAAATGATACAGACATATAAGGAGGAATCAGAGTGAAAGAACAGGAAATTAACCCTTGCCCATTTTGCAATAGCAAGGTGAATCTTAAGAATATTAATCCAGCAGATGCAGATGAGGAAATGTATATGTTTGAGTGTACCAACGATGATTGTGCCTCGGCTACTTGCTTTGGCGATTACAGTACCGACAGAGATACAGCAATCAAGAAGTGGAACAAACGTGTAAATATGATGAAAGTCAAAATGACAGGTAATAACTGTACTGTTATAGATAATGTAGGTACAATAACTATTAATTAATCGTTAATCGGGGGGAAAATTAAATGTCAAAGAAAAACTATAAGAAGACTGCGTTAGAGCGTCAACAGCATGATACGGCAGTTAAAGTAAGAAAAATGACCGATGAGCAGTTATGCAACTTTCTTGATGAGATTGCAAACACAAATAAGCGTGAGGCGGTAAATGAATTTATTGTTAATATTGATGTTTCAAAAATCGTTGGCAAAATGACAGTTAATAAAATTCGCAGATTCTTTGAAAGTCAGGAGGAATAGCATTGAATTACTTTGACCTTGTACGACTTAAAAAACAGATTGAGAGTCAAAAACTTAATGTTGCAAGAGCGAAAGAAAAGGGGACAAGTATTACAATTGAGCTTGATGATATGCCGAAAGGCGGTTCCTCGTCTAATAAAATTGAAAGCTCTGTTGAACAAGCTGAAATCGAGGAAAGAAAGCTTAATTTTCTAAAAAAGAGGTTTGACAAGGAAATTAAGAATATACCGAATGAATATATGCGTAATATTATAAATTGCAGGCTGATACATAATTGGTCGTGGAATAAAATAGCTGTTATAAAGTGCAATGGATGTAAAGGTGACAGTGTGCGAAAAAGTTGCGTAAGATATAAATGGTAATTATTAAAACTTGTCCGATTTGTCCGTTTTATGTATGTTAAAATATAAACTGTGAGATGAGGGCGGAAGAGAGTGTGCAGCTACTATGCTAAGCACTCCACCGCCAACAACTTGCCTTTTTTCATTCTTCTTTCTATATGTGTTCATACAAATACACGCTCAGTAACGATGAGCCGCCCGTCAGAGTGTTATCTGACCCAGCGAGTCTAAGTTACTATTTCCCAAAGACTGCTTCAAAAAGTAATAGAAATAGCGTTCGTCTGTACGATAACAGACCCACGTGCGAGGATTTTGTACCTCCTGAGTTATTTGCATGAGAGCCGTCCAATAGGGCGGCTTTTGTGTTGTTACGAAATGAGATGAGTTTATGCTTAAATCTTGTCAATACTGTGGCAGAATACATAAACAAGGGGAGGAATGTAAGTTAAAGCCAAAACCAAAACGAAAATACTATAAGAAAAAACTTACAGAAGAGAATAAAGAGATACAAAGATTCAGGTGGTCTAAGCAATGGCAACATAAGCGTGAATATATAAAAAAGCGTGATAATTATATGTGTGTTGCGTGTTTATTAGGGCTTAGGAATACTGCTAAGAGATTGAATACTGTTGGGCTGTCTGTACATCATATCATACCGATTGTTGTTGATTTTGATAAGCGACTTGATGATGATAATTTAATTACCTTATGCTCGCTACATCATCGTATGGCTGATAATGGGGAAATAGAAGCAGATGTCCTTATTAAAGCACTTAGAACTCCCCCCCCAAGGTGTTTGGCCTTAAATCTCATATAGCGGAACACCTAACGCGGAGCCAACAACACACAAACAATTCCCAAAATGAAATTTTGAAAGGAGGCGGTCTGATGGCAAGACCTGCAAAGTCGATAAAAACACAAAGCAGACACAATACAAAAGCTGAAACAAAAGAGCGTGAAGAAGCCGAAAACCGCCTCAAAGGTAATTCAAATATTGAAATTCCTGCGTATCTTACAGAAAATCAGAAAGTCATTTTTGAGTATATAAAGGGTGTCCTCGATAGTGATGGGGCAGATATTCTCGGCCAGCTTGATGTATATATTCTGTCTCAAACAGCTATTACAATAGACAGACTTCGCACTATTGATGAGCAAATAAACTCAATTCCTACATTGATGACAGATAAAGACATCATTTCAGCAAGAAAAGCTTATACACAAGAATTTTTTCGATGTTGCAACGAGCTGAGCCTATCTCCTCAAGCAAGAGCAAAAATAGGAAGCCTTAACCTTAGTAAGAAAAAGGAACAGACGGACCCACTCTTGCAGATTTTGAAAAGAGCTGATAGCTCGTGAAAATTCGGGAACATCAAAGCTATAAATACGCCAGTGAGGTTTGCAAGGGTGAAATTATTGCTCCTAAATATGTAATAATTCAGTGCAAAGAATTTTTGAAAATTGCTGACGGAAAATCGGAAAAATACTGCATTAACGAAGATACAGTAGATTTAATTGATAATATTTTGAAATTGCTTGTAATGGCAAGAGGTTTGAAAGCACAACAAACAATCTATGAAGCCTTTGCAGGATTTCAATTCTTTCTGATAATCGCCGTACTTTGCACTGTTTATAAAGACAATAAAAATCATAGACGATATGAAACAGCTATATTGGAGATATGCCGAAAAAACGGCAAAACCTTCCTTGTAGCTGTTATTTTTATAATTCTGTTTTTTATAGAGCCGAAATTTTCAAAGTTTTATAGTGTTGCTCCTGACGGTTCACTTTCGAGAGAAGTGCAGACAGCTATCAGAGAGATTATTCAGAGCAGTTCTGCACTTGACGGAAAGTTCAAGATTCGCAGAGATGATATACTTTGCCTGCTTAATCAAAATGATTACTTTCCGCTAAATTTCTCTGCATCAAGGCTTGACGGTAAATTGCCGAATGCGTTTGTTGCTGATGAAGTCGGAGCGTTGACAAGTAATTATCCTCTTGAGGCTATGCGTTCAGGTCAGCTTATGATACTCAATAAGCTTGGCTGTATCATCAGCACAAAGTATCCAACGATAAATAATCCATTTGAAGATGAAGTTGCTTATGCAAAAAAGGTCCTTGATGGAATTATTCAAGATGATAGTGTTTTCTCATTGTTATATGAACCTGATGAGCCTAAGAACTGGATGTCAGATGATAAGGTGATAAAGCAAGGCAATCCGCTTGCTATGGTTGTTTCTGAGGTTATGGAAGACCTTGTAAAAAAGAGGGCTGTCGCAATAGAAAGCCCGCTGAAAAGAGAAAATTTCTTAACTAAGCACTGCAATATAATCTATCAGGGCATAGGAACAGAAACATATATCCCTGTCGATGAGGTGCAAAAATGTAAGGTTGACAAAATAGACTGGCAAGGTCGGCGTGTGTATTTGGGCGTTGACCTTGCGGAAACAACAGATAACTGTGCTGTGGCTATGGCTTCGCTTGACGATTACGGCAATATTCTTGCTGATGTGCTTGCTTTTATCCCAGAGGGCAGGATTGATATTAAAAATCGCAGTGAAAAGATTGATTACAGAGCATTTATTGAGGCTGGAAAGTGCATAGCTTGCGGAGATAATGTTGTTGACTATGCAGTTATTGAGCAATTTGTTTTGGACATTGAAGATACATATGGCGTTGAGGTTTGCGGAATTGCATTCGATAGATACAACGCTATGTCATCTGCTCAAAAATGGGAACAAAAATATACAAATCTTACTGTAGAGGTTAAGCAACATTCGAGCGTACTGCATCCAGCAACAAAGCTTTTGCGTGAAAAGATAATTGATGGTCAGTTTCAATATGAAGAGAATAAATTGCTTGAAATAAATTTTCAAAACGCAAAATGTGTAGAAGACACAAATAAAAATAAGTATGTAAACAAAAAGAAATCAAATGGTAAGGTTGATATGGTTGTGGCTTTGATAAATGCGGTATATTTGCTGAATGAATTTGAAATTTTAAGCGACAGTGCTTGGTCAGTACAAATTTAAAGGTGGTGAAAAAGTGGGAGTATTTCAAAGAATAAGAGAAAAGCGAATGCTTGACAGCAATTCTCTTGCAACTACATTAACATCAATAATCGGAGCTGAAAAGATAACAGAAACGGAAGCAATGAATATTCCGTCCTTAGCTGCCTGCGTTGAGTTTATTTCAAGCAAAGTTGCAGAATTGCCAATCAAGTTATATTGCGAATGTGGTGATGAAACACAAGAACTTACTGACGATAAGCGAGTAAGCCTGCTTAATGATTCCACAGGAGATTTACTTGATTGTTATCAGCTTAAAAAAGCAGTTATAAGAGATTATCTGCTTTTCGGAAATGGTTATATTTATCCCGAGAAGCGTAGAAATCAATTTGTATCTTTAAGATATGTTAAGCAAAATAATGTAAATTGCGTGAAAAATTCGGACCCGATTTTTAAAAAAGCTAATTTTATGATATATGATAGAAAGTTTCGTGATGATGAGCTTATTCGTGTTTTAAGAAGCTCGACAGATGGAGTTACTGGAACAGGCGTTATTGATGAGGCAAACGAATTGCTCACCGTAATTTATAAAACAATGATTTTTGAAAAAAATCTTGTTGTAAATGGTGGCAACAAAAAAGGCTTTTTGAAATCTGCACGAAAACTAAGTGATGAGGCAATGGAAAGCCTAAGAAACGCTTGGAATAAGCTATATAGTAACAATGGAAATAATATGATGCTCCTGAATGACGGCATAGATTTTAAAGAATCCTCGAATACAAGCGTTGAAATGCAGTTGAATGAAAACAAGAAAGCAAACAACGATTATGTATGCGAGATTTTTAATCTATCACCCTCTGTTATAGCTGGAACAGCAAACGATGAATCTTATACCACTGCGATTAAAACGGCTGTAATGCCTGTTATAAGGGCTTTTGAAACAGCTTTGAATCAGGGCTTGCTTTTA